CTAGTTTCGCATTTAATGCCTAACAGCAGATTGCCTCGACCTCACCGTATTGGGGTTTTTATTTGAAAACTCTTTCGGCTGCATCGGGGTGTTGGATTTTATCCCAGCCTGATGCAGCATTATTGCCTCTTTCAATTGCTCTTGATGCTCTATATTTGCTTGCTGTTGTTGCTGCTGCATCTCCTGGGGATTCAAGAGAAGGTGATCATATTGCACACCCCTTAATTCCCTCAAAAGATTTTGGGTCACCCGCATCTTGCTAGTGAAGGGATTTTGCATCAACAAAGGATAAAGCTGAAGGGCTTCCTGCTTGCGCAATGCCGCCGTTTCCGGCAACCCACTGTCGGGATCAACATTAATATCATAGGTCCCTCGTTTGAGCATTTCCGGCGTAAATTGCACCCACACCGCCGCGCCGTCATCCCCCACAATATCTACCACCTGCTCTTGGTCCCAAAACTGAAAGATGATGGTGTGAATGCCCTCAACAATATCCACCACAGTATCTGCGACCTGATCTCGCCTCTCGTCCATTCGTATTTGGGTGGCCTGATTGACAATCTGCGCTTCCGTCGCACTTCTATCTGCACTGCCGGGTGCATACTCACCAAACTGGTTAACACCCAAACCAATAATTTCTTGTGCTTCCTGCTGGCACATTTGATTACTCTCAATCAACCCAGCAGGAATCGTCGAAACAATCTGAATGGGTTCGATGCCAGCCATATTGTCGGTCAGGATAACGCTCGCAACCCCTTCTGACGACAGCTTTTCAATCTCATCGGGTGTCATCGCTTCGCGCTGGGCAATTAACTTCACCAAACTCATGCGGCGGTGCTTCATTATTTGCGTGCGAGTCTCATTCGCCTCGCGCTGTTGGGGGTCCAAAATTTGCGCATCGGGGATGCCCCAAAAACAATCATCAGGATTATTAAACACAATTGGAAAGAAGGGAAACCGCCCTGTGGCTGCTAGATATTTATCATCCGCAACAATCAAAACTTTCTGTGCATGGTTGGGCGCCATGATAAAAACTTTACTGGTTTTCTTATCTCGAATTTCCCACAACTCAACATTGCCCTCACCCAACTCATCGCTTCCCGCAGTTTCCTGCTTGCCATTGATCGGCTTAGAAACATCAATCGAGCCCGTGTTTTTGAATCGGGGGTCTTCCTTGAGATCATTGACGTTCATAAAAATCACATGACAAACCCATCTTGCCGCCTCCAGCGAAACTGTTTTGTCCGGCACAACAAAATGCTTCGGGTGCACCCGCATACACCACGGCATGTTGGGCTCAACCAACGAATTGTACTCAATCTTTTCCTGCTTCTTTTTGCTGTTTGGTGCTTCGGTGTTGAAATCATCGGGAGTGGGGGTGAATTGGGCACCGAACCCCAACTTCAAAACCCCCGTTCCGCACATAAACCCATCCTGAATGGTGAGTTTCATTTGCTGCTTGAGGCGGAGATGACGCAACAGCTTGTTGTCAACCCTCTCAAGAATTTGAGAGAAAACCGCAAATTCATCCCCTGGCTTGGTTTGGGTGATGGAAACTGTTGGGTCCCGAAAATACACCCTCGGCACCATCGTCCGTACCATCTTGAAAAACAGATTGGTTGGCATCACCCCGGAATCCCACTCACCCCGATAGTATTTTTGCCAAACCTTCCACTTGTCTTGATAGGCTTTCTTTTTGCGAAACTCAATCCCTTTTCGCACTTGACCAATCCACCAACCCACATCAGGGTCACCACTAGAAAGATAACCACTCTTGCTCATGCTTGCACCCATCCCCAACCAATCAACTTTGCCATATCGCCATTCACCCGCTTTCCTATATCAAGCCGATATTGGTTATTACTGCACTTAATATTCCCAAGCGTTCGGTAAACACGATCTCGAGCAAAACTTGTATAGTCTGTTCCCTTTTTGCCGCCATGGGCTGTTGCTTTCAAAACAACTCCATCAGCCTTGGCAACCTTAAACTTGTTATCCTCGTGGTCGGCATAAACATTGCACAGAAAAAGGTGCTTTATGTTATCTACATTTATTCCCGTGATTGGATCACCCCAATCTATCTGCTCCACATCTTCCGCAGGATAAGGGGGAACTGTCAATCTTACCGCGATCATACTATCCTCAGTTATATCCATCTCTTTCTTTGTCCCCATCGCGGTTTCAAAGAACAAGTCAAGTGGACTTTCCTTTAGCCCTTCAATCAATCCCTCAATCGCATCATAACCAAACCTGGCCGTCGCCTCTAGCGCGAAAGCGCCATCAGCATTAACAATACAATTAACATCGACAGGTCCTCGATAGCCAATCTTAAGTAAGAAAGGCTTGAGGCGCTCAACTGTTGCTCTTGTAAGTTTATTACTATCCCTAGCAATGATGACATTGCCCATACACCCAGTGTTAGGGCCAAGATTACCCTCCATGAAACGCTTTTCTTCAAAAGTGTGATTAAACGGCCGGAGAAAGTCCCTACCGTTAAACCAACCCTCCGTGGAGACTTCGACACCATCGACAATCCTTTGCACAATCATGGAAGTACCAGCTTTGTTGGTCCCAAAAGCCCAGTCCAACTCACTCTCGTCCTTTATCACCAAGGTTTTTGAAGTCCCTATGTTTCCATCGGGCTTCAACACCCATCCCAATCCAAACTCCATTTCACTTATTGTCTTGCGGGCCTCTTCGACATTCGAGAAGCTGAAAGTTTCTGGGGTTTTTATACCAACTTTTTGAAAAATCTGCATACCCTTTGCGCGATCGAGCTCCATCTGGTCCATGAAAGATGAACAGGCAATATAGGGCTTTCCCATCCGCCTAAACACTTCTTCAAGATGCCCAAACCCAACCATATCGCAAATCACAAAGTCACTCCAAGCCAGCTTTTCTCTCCAGCTCTGGGGCCTCAACACAATTCCCAACCCACTTTGGTCATACTCACGGGATTTTATCCACACCGCGACTTGATGCCCCTCGGTCACCAACCTTTGCGCAACACCTAACCCATCCCCGGTGTCACTAATCATAAGTATCTTCATTTTCCTCCACCCCCGTCGAAATTGGAAACCTATCACCACCGTCGTAGCGACCCTCAAGTTCAAGCAAAAGATTATCCAACAAAAAAACTTCACCAGTCGTGCGACCTCTGGCTGCTTCGCGCTGGCGCTCTCTCGCTTGCATAAAATGCGATGCCTTGGGAAACATCGAGATTGCAAAAGCAGAGGCCATCACCCTATCGTCATGACAACCTTCTTCCGCCCCCAAACTCCCACTATCTTTCTGCACAAACGAATTGCACTCCATCGCCAACTCTGCGGAGTGGAGGATTACGTCCCCATCACGCAAATCTTTTTTCATCCTTCCTAACATCAAGTTTTTAGTGACCTCACTAGTGTAAGTCCCCCACTCAGCCAGCTTCCTTATTTCTGTTTTTCTTTCGGCAATTCGGGCTTTTTGCCGGGCACCCAATGTTTTATTAATGCGATCAGTGCGATAATGCTTGATAATTTCTGCAGCGAAAAGTATGCCGTGGTTATTACGCTCAAAATCGAGAAATGCATCATTGAACTCCATCAAGATTTCACTGCACTTAAAAGCAAAAACATCCGGCTCAATTTTGTTGGAAGCAAATTCCAAAACTTGTTCACCTGTCTCCATCTCAAAAATCTCAAGACAAGAAGAGTCCTGCCCCACCCCTGCTGCCACATCTACCCCCGCAGCATATGTGGAGTTGATTCGAGGGTGCCCGTCTAATCGAGAGGTCCAAGGATCAGCCTTTCTCCACCGGTCAGAAACGTGATAATTGATTTTCTGGAAGAATGATTTCCCCGTGGTTTGAAAACACTCGTCTAAATCACATGGGTATTGTTCCTTAAATTGTTGAAGGTCTCCATCCAGCTCAGAAATTTTCATGCGGCGCCATTTTAACTGGCTTTCCCTCATCTTATACTTTTCAATGCACTCAGGCTCTTCCAAGATCAAGTCAGGCTCAAAACTACTTCCATCAAAAATGTGATATTCTTTCCGATTTAGCCAAGAAAAAAAATGCAATTTATAACCACTATTACCGCTCAAAGCTCTCATACACGCCCGGTGAAACCAATTCCCTGTACCTCGGCCAGTGCTCTCAATCGTTATGTTACCAGTAGAGGGCACCGCTTGAAAAAGGCCGCTTAATAGCGGCCCTGGGTTATCCCACCGTGAAACCTCACTACAATGCAAATCCGTTATCGTATCCCCAACACCAAAATCCGCGCTCCCCGCAGTGCCGATGTAGATTGAACTATCAGTCTTTGCAAAGGTTATAAAAGATTGGGTTGAATATTTTAGGTCGGGCTTCGCCCCCTTCATATGCTTTATCATATACTTAATACGCTCAAGCAATTTCATCGTGGCAGTGGTGTCGTGGGAAACAATCACACACCTTCGATTTCGATAAGCCATACACCTGGCAAGGAAAATCGCCAAAACAAGGGTGCTGAAACCCAGCTGCCTTGCCTTCGCGATTATGTCCCGGCCCTGCGCATTTTCAATAAATTCAATTTGCTCATCATTCAAAATAAAATCGACATCCTGACCATCCTTGTCAGGTATGCGAAACATTGTTTCAATGATGAGCCTCTCCGGTTTCAAAGGAGATCACATCCCCTTTGTTTTCTTCATAGCCGCCTTGCTGGCGCCTTTGGCCATCGGCATTTTTTTTGACGAAGATTTGCTTGCCGCAGTCTTCTTCGCCATCTTCGTTTTCATTGGTTTTTTCATCAGCAATTACCCTTACCTTTTGAGGTATCAATCGGGGACATTTTCGCGTTTTGCTTCGCCGCCCCAATGCGATTTTTGTTGGTGGTGGAAAAGCCCTTCACAGCTTTCACCATCTTCGGCCGACTTTTCACCTTTGAGATCTGCTTAACCACTTCACCCTCCTTATACAATACTCCACGTAGTTCCACCATCTATCGAGACGATGTTGAAAAGATAAACCCCGTTCGCAGTCGAGCCGACCTGGGGGGTCGCACCATTCCAAGAAATTCCGGTGCCCCAACTCACAGAACCATTTCCGCTTGCAGTTTGGGTAACATACAATTCCATTTTTATTCTGGTGTTGGCAATTTCATTCCCATTTGCAATTGAGATGACACAAGGGCTTGCGGAATTCAAAAGGATGTTTTGGATGTGACTGTTTGTGGGGTTTATGGTGATGGCCGTCCCACCATTCCCTGCTTGATAAACGGGAACCTGGTTGACTTGCCCAGCTACAGCACCAATGCTTGCGATTATATCCCGCACATCGCCTGGGGTTATCGCCCCGGCAACTTGGCCATCAGCAAATTCCGTCAGAAGCTGCGCAGCGGTTTTAACTGACCCACTCATATCTCACCCTAACGGTTTTGAAAAGAAAATGAAAAACAAGCAAAAAATTTTTAACAAACCTAAAAACAAAAACAAAAGAAAGGCTGCAAAAATCAAAAGACCAAAGGATGCCCTCAAATAATTTTCAAAAAACATTGGGGCATTGGTGAGTTGCTTTTTGCAATGATCCCACTGGATTAAGATTGAAAACACAAAGCAAGCGATGTGGGCCAACAACTTACCATGTTTGCTTTCGAGGGCAGCCCAAATCGAAATGGTTTCCCCCTTTGGCGCACCAAGCAAAGCTGCTTCAGTCTTATCCAGGTCAATAAAGTCTCCTTTCAAAACACTGAAGAGATCGGAAAAATAACTCACCACACAACCGCCTCTACCACCGAAATCAGGGTGGCATTATTGACTGCGGATTTTTTTACCTGCAGATTTTGAAAAGCAGTCCAGCCTTGAGAGAGCATAACAGCGTAAAGTCCTTTCAAATCATCAAGCGTGAAAAGCACTTCGGTGTTGTCTTGGCTTTTCCAAAAAAAGTTGGGAGGCACACTTCCAGCCAAATTAAAACCAGTCACAGACTGCAAGAGAATTGTTTGGCTGTTAGGGTCTGCTTCAAATTCTTTAGTAACACCCCCTACGCTTGTGTAAGTGACAGGTTGCACAACTGCGTTTTGATAGGCAGCTGTTAGGGTTGCAATTTGATTGGTTTGGGCATTGACTAACTGCACTGCGAGAGAGGGTGGGGGAGCCATTCCTTGAATCAAGGTTGAAGGGTAAGGACCAAGAACTGCGCCGAAAGGGGTCGTGAAGACATACAAACCTTGCGCACCTGTGACGACGACATCATCTCCAAAAGCGTACTGAGCATTGTTGTTGGCGGGGTCGTAAAAATATTGCATGATTAATACTCACCCCAAAATGTGATTGTCGGGACAATGCCAGTGGATGTCAGCTTGTAAGTTGCGCCTGGTGGCACAATAAAAATGGTAGAAAAATAATTAGAATAAGAGGCTTGAGTGACTCCTTGAATAGTGACAGAACCGATTGCAACATTTATACTACTATACGCACCTGAACTACCGGATGTAAAAAACGCTGAAACGAACAAGGGTCTGCCTGTGGAATTAGTATAGGTTGTTCCAAGTGCCCGCGATGCTGTGACGTTTGCATAACCATTTGATGGTATACCGCCAACGATTTGTCCTGCCGTCGAAGCCTCATTCGCATTCACCGCATTAGCAATAATTTCTCTTCCACCCGTCCAAGCTCGATAATTTGTCCCATCAAAAAAATAGACAATTTTTGAGGAAGCTGAGAGGGGGAGAACAAAAGTGCTGGCCGAGGAACCATCAGGCAAAACAATATTTCCACTCGCCGCCGCGACTGTTACAGCATAACTTGCGTTTCCATAAACGGTTCCCCAAAAACCAGCAGTTGCGGGGAGGGTAATCGTCCCAGCGGCAGTGAATCCATCGGTGGTAAAGGTTATGCCAGATTGATTTGCAACAAGAGTTGTCGTACCCGTCAAGGCAGTTTTGGAAGTGGTGGTATTGCCGCTCACCCCCGGCGGGGTATAGCTGCTCCCATTAGCAACGCCTTGAAAAGCTTCAACAACTGTAGCCATTAAACTTCACCGCTTTGAAAGGTCGTCATTTCAGCCCACCGGCGGACCATCAACCCCGCAATCACAACTCCCGCCGCATGATCCCACTGGAGAAATTGAATCGCGGCATTTTTGTAATCTTTGTTATTCAGGTATTTCAGCAAAGTAGAGCCATTGAAAGCCCCGGCGCCGATATTATATATCAGGCTGCTGATAGCATCATATTCTTTCGCGGTGAGGGGGACCTTAACTTCCTGCCCAATGTCCCTAAAAGCTGTTTGCATATCTCGCATCAACAAACTCACCGCGTCATTCTCAGAAATCTCAGGGGTGTGTTCGGTCACGGGATTTTCATTCACATCACGGGTACTCCCATACCCGATGGTCCAAATGCCAACACTGTCCTGGTAGGGTTTAGAACGGAAGCTCTCAAACTTTTTAACCATATCGGCCGCTTCCAATTGGTTTTCTTGCAAACTCTCGCTCATTTTCCGCTCCAATTTTGTTTAATTGCAAAAAAAGCCCCAATCGCAGTTAAGGCCAACCAAATCAAATATTTGCCTGCACTTTTCAAAAAACTTTGAATAACTTCAATCTTTTCTAAAGTCAGCACTCTTTGCTCCAACGTGCTGCGCCGATCCTCTTCCAGCTTCAAAGCTTTTTGCAGATTATCAATTTCTGCCCAAAGTCTGGTGGTCATTTGATCATCAACCAATTTGAAATCCCCTAACCACCAAACCTTTTTGGGCTTAAAGCTTTTTGAAGAAAGATTCGATAGCAGTGATGAAACCGGAAATACCACTCGCCAGCGTTTCCGCTTCCTGGGCAAGCGTGATTCCCGTGGCTACGTTTGCAGCGTCGTTGCTGCCGATGGCGGCCGTCACAGCGGGGGAAGAGAGGGAGGCCAAGGTGGCATTAAGAGCCGTCGTGGTCGTTTGGGCAATCGTCTGGTGCTGGGCGACCGATGTCTCCACCGCACTGGCGACGCTCAAAAGGCTGCTGACCGCCGCCGGCGCCGCCGCAAGAACTTCAGTTGCATTTGTCGTCATGATTTTCAACTCCACTTTCTAGGTTTTCTCAGAACCCCTGAGAACGGGTTTATCTGGCGCCTGGCGCCTGGCGTCTGGCGCCTGGCGTGGGCCGGTCATGCCTATGGCATGTGCTAGACCATCTCAACCTGCAAAGCGGTAGTGCCATCACCGGCACTCACTACCGCACGGGCTTTTCTATAAGTTGTGTTTTGTGCGACATAAAAGGGGCTGGCAGCGGTGAGGTTGGCCAGCGTAAACCACCGGGAAGAGGCATCCGCTACACCAGGGCCATTACTCCCACCCACCATCGCATCGGGAGAGATTTGAATCTGCACATTCCCGCCCGTCCCAAACACACCACTTGCAAAAAAAGTGTGATTAGATGCGCCATAGGCGCTGTTCATTGATGGGGTTTCTTGGCTTAGGCTCGTCACCCCATTGGCGAGGATATTACTACCACCACTAGTTAGAAACATCTTCACTCTTCCTAACAGTTATGCCCAGGGTGGTTGTTTCACCAGGAGCTGTTTGACTCAAAAGTTGCCTAACCAAATCCTCAGCAGAAAGATTTTCGCCCTGATCTTTCTTGGGGGCGTAAAAACCATTTGCACGAAACCATTTATCCGCTGCGGAAAGTTGGATGTTGGGATCTTCGCTATCCATACTGTTGCGAAGCACATTCACAGCCTTTGGGCCAAGGGCTCTCAATTCCATATCAAGTATGTGAAAGCGCTTTTTAATTACGTCTTGGGAAAGGGGATCATTCAACACCGTCGAGACCCACGCCTCGGTCATCCCCATTGCCTTAGCAATCTCCCCTGCTTTTCCCCCAGCAAGGTGGTAGTTGATGCAAGTCAAATGTTTGCCTGTCAGGCGCTTCAAAAGCTTGGCTCCACTCGCACTGCGGATGCCAATTTCCTTTTCAATTTGATATTGGGTCTTGCCCCCAGTCAGGGCATTTGCCGATCTCACTTTGTTTTGGCTTTCGACTTCTTAAAAGTTTTTTGAGCGGGCCTGTTGTGCGACCCCGCCGGGATAACCTTTTTCTCACTCGATTTGATCAACGCTTTGTGAAAAGCGGTTAAGTTGGGTTTGGGTTTCTTGGCCATTTTAGTAGCCTTTTGCCAGTTGGGGGGCCACTGCGGGTTGGGGGGCCAGGCTTTCAGCCTGCGCGCAATTCAATTCATGCTCTGTCAAAAGCAACCCGGTTGAGTGGCAGATTTCTTTCTCGATTCGGGATGCGATAACGTGTTCGACGTGATAAGGCGCGCGAATATCATCCCCAGGCTCTTCGCCTTTTGGGTAGTTAAAATCCCATTCATCCACCATTTCTGGTGTTATGTTGGCCTCGGCGCAAAGCAGGCTTTCAACGAGCTCATGTACCGCTACCGCAAGCTCACTCCGCCGATCTTTCATTTTGGAAATTGAAATCAAAAGGACTTTTTTATTTCCTTGCTGAACAAACCTCCAATCTCCAAGGGTGTCGTAACGCTGTTGATTGTGTGGGATAAATTCAATCACAACATTCATCGGCACCCCCACCGCCCGTTTTTGCGAACGCACAGAACATTCACGCCATCTTTTTCCTCGATTAGGGCTTGAAGGTTCTTGACGAGATTGACGGCCTTCTCTCCCCCTTTGTCGAGTGGGTCAAAAAAGGGACAAACCTCAACTAAATAAAATTTCCAGTTGGGGTCATAGTTGGCGTTGGGGTTGGCGTTGGGGTTGGCGTTGGGGGGACATGCTTCCAGCATGGAACCCAACAGGGGCGTGAAAGGGAAACCCGCATAACCCTCCACGCCCCTGCCGCCATCCTCCGAGTGGGGAGCGAATGAGAGGGAGCCATTCTCATTTCTTCCGCCGCTCAACCCTTCCCGGAGAATTGGGAGATATAGGTTTCGCATTTTTGTGAAAGCTTTTGAAGTGTGGGTTCGTTTGACTTCCACCACCACAATTCGGCCATTCATCAAATCAAATAAAATTCCATCGGGACTGCACATTTTTTGCACACCCCCAATTTGATAGTTGATCCAAAGGTCGCTTACATATTCAAACCCATAAAGGCTTTCGAGATAAGATGTGACTTTTGACTGATAAATCAACCCATCCCGAATCGCCCCCCTGCCGTGAATGGCTTTGGCGAAGTTCGGTGGCTTTTTGGCAAATTCAATTTTTTGAAGATGCATCACTACGCTTTCCGGAAACTTCGGGTTCAATCAAAGGCGCTTGGTCGTCTTGCCTTGATCTAAATTTCAGGGCCTTTTCCCACAACTCTTGCGCGCGGCCGGGCGCGAATTTGGCCGCGCCGCTGCTGTCCATTTTCAGCTGGGTAATGGTCTTTTCGATGGGAGAGGGCGGGTCTTGTTCCATACATAATGGCTTAGCATACCCATCTTCAAGAACGGGAATTTTCTTACCAAGTGGTAATCGAATGTCCATATTTTCTAACTGCGGGTTGAAATTG